AACCTCACATTTTCGGCTGGGTTAATACTCCTATTGTTTTGGAGGGCTATCCCGGTGCTTTTAAACAATGTCTTATCATGCACTATGTTTGCGGTATCCTCCAGGGTTTAACCCTGATCCATACCGTTCGCGACCTAAGTTCGGCCCTTCCCCCCGTCCTTCGGATAAACCAAATATTTGGCGCCTTATTACACAGTGGCGCAGGAAACAAACGATTATACCAGATGAAATTGAGAGTTTAGTGAAACATCACGTTACTCTAGATTGCGATGATGAGGATGATGTTGAGGATGTTGAGACACCTCCATTGCCCCCAAGTATGTCCAATGCCAAAAATGATGACATTGTACATTTTGAGAGCACAGCCCCACGTGCTATGAAACGCAATCATAGAGGAAATTATGAAACCAAATTGTTATTGGAAATACGTGAAAAGTTCCACTTTGGAACCACTCCCGATACTCCTGCTAATCGCGCTTGTATCCATAAGTACGCTGTTAAGTTAATGATAGATAAAAATTTGCGACTAACGGACCGCCGGAGGATATTGATGTTCATTGTTGATCGATATTTTGTACCCACGGCGGATGATCTGTTAGGGCACCATTATTCTAGTTCATACAACGCTCTTGCCCAAAAGAAACGTCTTACTGGCATAGCTGTAGATTATTGGTGGCAGAAGTACCTCAGGGTTGGGCGTCGTCCCGGCCCTGAGGTCACTTCGGCATGAGGGTGCCCTGTTGCCTTAGTAGGTGGGGATACTTTGAGTGATTATGACTCGGTAATGAGTTATGGTTACTTGAAGGAAACTCACGGGTTGATACTAAGGCAATCGGGTGCCCTTGTGCGGCCCCGGCAGTTCCACGTTTTAGACGGTTTGGGTACGTCTAAAACGGTCGGGGCCTTTAATAATTCGTTAGAGAACGTCATTGCTGCTCTCGTTTTGCGGTTGTTTTATCGTAAAATAAATGGCGTTTATCTACCGACTTACAGTACTTACCCCCCTAATGACCGAGCCAATATGTTGAATGAGTATAATCGTCTTCTAAGAGTCGAAGTTGATGGTTGCGCCGCCCCTATCCCTTGGGATCAATACCCAGGGTTGTATAGTGGCCGTAAGCGCCAGGTTTACGAACAAGCTTTCGCAAAACTCTTTTCGGTGGGACTTGAGGATACTGATTCGCATATTAGGATGTTTTTAAAGTTCGAAAAAGACATCCGTTCTGACAAGGTCGATAGGGTTCCTAGACTTATATCCCCTTCACAACCCCCATATCTCTTGGCAACCGGCTGCTATATTAAGCCGGTAGAAGAGCAAATTTACCATGCGATTGACCGGGTTTATGGTTATCCTGTGGTAACAAAGGGTATGAATTATGTGGATTTAGCTGCGGTTATTGCAGAAGACTGGGACTGTTATACCAACCCCTGTTCTATTGACCTCGACGTCGCCAAGTTGGACGCTAGTGTTTATAGTGGGTTGTTGGCTAAAAATCACGAGCTCATCGCTTCATGTTACATTGAAAAGAATGATGTCATGAAGTTGTTGTCAAAACAGCTCGTGTCCATAGTTAAAGGGAAGACAAGTGATGGTAGTTTTGCCTATAAGATGGAAGGATCTCTTTCATCAGGTCAAGTTAATACTTCTCTCGTGGGGGTTCATGTGTGTACCGGCATACTTTATGATGTATGCCGGAAATACCAAATTAGGTTGAAGAACGCAGGTGATGATAATAAGCTGACTATGCAATGGAAAGGTCCAGCACATGATAAGATTGTGCGGGGTGCATTAGTTTCTGCTTTTTTCGAACATGGCATGGTTGTTACCATGGAGCCAACCGTGTTTGAGATCGAGCAATCTGTGTTCTGTAAAACTCAACTTGTTTGGGTTAATGGTTCGTACCAATCAATTCGCGAACCTGTAAACGCCATGACTAAAGACGCAGTGTGTATAGACCGAATAGAAGCCCCTCATCTTAAAGCTGCTTGGGCACTTGCAGTTGCTGATGGGGGTATTTCGTGTCATGGTGGTGTCCCCATCATGCAAGACTTCTATGTATGCATGCGTAGAGAAGCAACTAGATATCTACGGTCCCTCAAGCTTGCAAAGAGACAACGTAGGAAAGTAAACGGGTTCAAATTGAAAAGTTGGGAAGACCGATTCTTCAATGAGAAGCTGGGACGGAAATACGTTGAAAATCTTGAGACTAAGACGCGGCTCAGCTTTTATCTAGCGACTGGAATACCACCCTCCCACCAGCAATTGTTGGAAAAATACTATGTAGAGTTGAAAATCGATTTTGGTACTGTGAGATCGGATCAATTGTTCAACCCATTAGGTTCATTATACTAGTGGGGTTATGTCCTGGGATGACAGAAAACTCACCATTGGGTCCTAGTGTGTGATAGCCCAAAACTATTATTTTAGTGCTAAACAGAATGCCAAGAGACTGCACGGCGCTTCTTTTATAGTTACACTAGGATGTACAGTCCCAGTTATGGTTCTGGTATCCAATACTAACCAGACCTGTATTGATGGTACAAAGGAAAAATAAGTCCAATAAACAGAAAGTTAAGAAGATCGGCCGCGTCTTACGTGGTCGTGGAGCGTATAACGAGGCAGGAATCACAAAGGCTCTTGATAATATTAGTCTTAAAGCTGGTCCTTCAATCGGCCGAAAGGCTCTTCGTTTCGGTGGATCTGTCGTCGGGGGCCTTGCAGGTGCTCCTGTCGGCTTGGGACAGCTTGGTGCGTCAGCCGGGCATTGGGCTGGTGATCGTGCAGCTACTTTGCTTGGACTGGGTGCTTATAGCATACGGCGTAATAATATTTCGTCGCGCATGGCGATGAGTGCTGCGGGAGTACCGTATATGCATTCGTCGTCAGAATCTGTTAGATTTTGTAAGCGTGAATTGGTATCAGAAATTATTTCTAGTGCCACTGCCAACACTTTTTCTAACCAGACGTTTAATTTAAACCCTGGTCTTTTGTTGTCATTCCCTTACTTGTCCCAGATTGCTAGTAATTTTCAAGAGTACGAGTTTCAGGGTTTAGCAGTAGATTTTGAGTCAACTTCTTCTATCGCTATTGCTAGCACTACCAACATAGGATTGGGAACCATTATGTTGTCAACACAATATAGGGCTTCCATTGCACCTTTTGTTGATGAAAGGTCCATGTTGGATAATGCTGGTGCGAACTCTGCTCGCGTTAGCGAGCATTGTTTGCACTTGATTGAATGTGATCCCCAGGAAAATCCAAATAAGATCTTGTATGTTCGTTCTGCAGCCGTGCCAAGCGGTGAGGATATCAAGACTTATGATCTTGGGGTGGTTAATTGCGCCTCAACTGGTGTTGCGGGCACAAGCCAACCTTTAGGAAAACTTTGGGCTTCTTATGATGTAATTCTTAGGAAACCCACACTCAACCCTACTGCTGATCTACAATATTTACATATTTGGTCATCATCCAGTATTGCTGCCGCTAACCCTTGGGGTACAGCTTGGGCAATATTGGGAAATACATTGAGTGCGGTGATAACTGCTACTACTATCACCTTCCCTATTGGTTCAATGAACGGTAATTATGTCTTCCAATTGAATTGGGGGGTTACCAGTTCAGCTGGCACCACTGTTGCTTCGTATTTTGGAACTTCATCTAGCGCCGGTGTTGTTCCACTCAACGCCGGGGGCTCTGCTGCTGGTTCAAATCTTAACAGCAGTGGCATCACTAGTGGTGTCATGGTCGGAGCTGCTGGAGGTCGTTTCGCTTCAAGTTCAACTTTCTTTAATGTTGTTCCTACACCGGGTGTTGCACCCGTGTTTACTGTCTCTGCGGGGACTTTGGGCAATGTTACATATTCTGATTTGTATATGTATCAATTGCCAAATACCTCATATTAATGTGGTGAGTCCAGGACATGACTATAAACTGTACTGGCACTTTGTGTCGATGGTTATGATATACTTAACTCGGAAACAAACCGTAAATTTAATAGGTCGTAGGTGTATAGGGGTCATCCCCTCACCTGAAATCCTCTTTTTAGGGGCAACCTGTGTCTTAGGTTCGTACAAAAATATCTTATATTCGAGTCCAAAAACCAGTGTACTCCAATATTGCTTTGTGAAATTTAAGGGTGTCTCTATAATGTGTCTACCCCACATTGTTCAGACGTTGGTGTGTTCATGCCAACAAACTAGTATGTCCCGGGCAAGACTTCAAACTGTTCTGGGTGTGGGTGTTTTCACTCAACTCGAAGGCTGGATATACTCAGTCGCTTGGTGGAGAAGCTATACTCCATCCCACGGATTGGGTAATTATCTCGTGTTGAGGGCACGTAAAACAATATCAAGGGTTCTAAGGGAAGCTGTAAGTCGCTTGCGCCTGCCACCCGCC